TTTAAACAAATTATTAATCAGAATTCTGTTGCATTTGCAAGTTGAATTCAGCTTCTTTTTAAGCTGTCTTTCTCCAAATTCTTTATTTAAATAATAAGCTGTTAACAAATAGTAAGATTGCCCATTTCGGGTTTGAGGTTCAAAAACAATCACATACTTTTGGGTTTGATTATAGATATAAGTTCTTAAAACATCTTTTCTTTTCTGTTGATTTCTTTCACATTTACTGAAGATAAATATTTTACTATCGTTTATTTTTTCTTCAATATGAGGTTTTAACCAATGAAGACGTTGCGATCTGTGTATGTCGAAGATTCGTTTAGAAGGCAATAAATTACCTAAATCATCTTTTTCCTGTACTTCTTCACATGTGAGATGGATAAACTGACGTTGCATATCCAATTTCCCATCAGATTTTATAGGATAAATTTTCTTTTTTCGGAATATAAATTCATCATTATTCTCAATATCACGTTTATATATACCCAATAATGACAATTTACGTTGATGCTCGGAAAACTGCAAAAGCTCCAATAAATCAGGATACTTTTTGATGAGATTCATTGGCATATCTAAGCCTATTTTAATGATATAAAAAATAAATTAAATTTTTTATTGGACAACGGACTTGTACGAGCAATATTGGCATGCTCCTTAAGTTTGTCCACTATTTTTCTTTTTGCTGCGACTTTACCTTCTATTTCTCCTTCAGTTATCCGGAGATTGTAATTAATAGCACCCATCAAAACGTCTGCTAGTTGGACAAAATAACTTTCATGAGATCGTAAAAACTGAAAGTGCTGAATAGAAGTATTCCACTTTAGAATATCTTTTAATGTATGTAGTTTTTTATGACTGCAAGTATCTTTTATATCAAAATAAACATTGTAATAATTTTCTAGATCGGTTAATTGGTGTAATAGTTGATAATACATTCGAAAATAAAAATCATTAAAAGTATAATCAGGCCTATTTTCATCAATCTCCGATTTATCTATGATAACAGCTCTAAATTGCATGTCTGTCATGAAGAAATATTCAACCAATTGATTATACAAAGGAAATGTTGCATCATGAACATTAGTCCATTTTAATTCGCCTTTAAAACGATATTTTTGTTTTATAGCTTTTATTTGCTCTTTAACCATTTTAATTTGCGGATAAGCTATACTAACGTATCCTAAAATCATATATGGATGTCCATCGTTTTTAAGATGCGTACTTTCGTCACAGTATATGTTAAATAACTTGTTTTGCATAATCCGTCAGGTTAATAATACAACAATCCCATTTGACAAATATATAAAATGTCGTTGACATTTGTTAATCAAAAAATTATTAATGTCATGATTCGCCTACCCTTCGATACTGTACAATTGCAGAGTCAGGTATCAGATATTGTAAAAACGAAAAGGGCCGTGCCGTGGTGGGTATGGGTTATAGGTGGGGGATGTATTTTGATAGTCGGCTGGATGGTTAAAAGAAGGCTGAAATTACTCTGACCCACAGGAAACGTTCCCCTAAATGTTCCCATTAAAAAGGATAAGCCATTGATAGTTAGTGTTCTATCAATGGCTTCTGTGGTTCTAGCAGGACTATTTTAGTGGAATTTTATTATTATACTATCTATTAAATACCCTCATTTGTAGGGTGTTTTTTATTTTTGCAAAACGTTATATTTTTGTAAAACGTTCCCCTAAATGATCCCTTATGTCGGTCACTTTATGTATACACAAAAGCGCTCTTGACGCAACGAGTTGTATAGACGTTGTTGTGAGATACAGAGGAAAGCGGTACAAGAAATCCACAGGGATCAGCATACAGCCGTCCACTTGGAGCAAATATAGCGAAAAAATATTAGCTCCATCTACCGACAAAGAAGCCGTGGCAAAAAACGCCGCTCTCAGGAAACAAAAGAAAGCCGCAGAGGATGCCTGCAATTATTTTACAGAACAATGTATTACCCCAGAGCCGTGGGAGTTTTGGGATCGCTTTAATCGGTGTTTGTTGGATGAGCCAGATAGGGTGGTAGAAGGGCTATGCGACTATATGGAGAATATGATCCAAACGGATTCTGCACATGCTTCATCCACCCAGACCAAATGGAAATCTACACTCCGGATTTTACGCGATTTTGAAAAAGAAAAGCATCTAATCATATCGTTTAAATGGGTATCTGCCGGAGGTTGTGACCAGATTACTCAATGGATGTACGAAAAAGGCAAATCCAATAATTATGCGGGTGGCGTTATAAAAATTGTAAAGCGGGCATATAATCACGCTCGCGGGAAACTTGATTTGAAGCCTCTGATTGGGGTTAAGGTGGAATCTCACCCCAAAGACGCAGTATACTTGACTTCGGATGAAATTGATGCAATAGCCGATCAGGAGTTGACCGAGGAAACACTATCCGAATTTCTTAAGAGAATTAATAGCGAGGATATTTTGACTTCGTATGAGGTCAAAATGTATAATGTCGCACGGGCGAAGTTTTTATTTGGGTGCTATACCGGGTTGCGAGTGTCCGATTTTAATTCTATAAAAGAACTTAATATTCGGGAGGGGATTGTAAATGTTTACATGAAGAAAACCAAAAAGAAGGTTGCAATCCCACTCAATAGCAAAGCCCGTAAACTGATTTCATCCGGACTTCTGTTTGAAAGCATCCCGGATCAAGACATCAACAAAAAGATCAAGATCATTTGCCGAATGACCGGCGCGATAAATTACCCGGTCGAGATTAAAAAGCATATCGCAGGGCAGGCAATTATCGAGGAGCACCCGAAATGGGATTTGGTGACAAGCCACACGGCTCGCAGATCGTTCGCTACAAATTTGCACCTTTCCGGGGCTGTTTCTTTGTTTGATATTATGCTATTGTTGGGGCATTCGTCTATCGAAACGACCCGAAACTATCTACGGGTATCAGCGGACGAAAATGCGTTGAGATTGGCTAAATTGGAAGTGTTTAGATAATGTGTGTTTAAGGTCACAATTTGTGACCTTAAACTGTCTTTCAGTTAGTTGCTACTTTTTAAATCCGATTTTCTTTCGCGTTTGTACGGGTTTGATTGAAAGTGCCGCGATAGCCTGATAGATATTATCCAATTCTTTGCGCATGTCTTCTGACAAGTCATTGATCGCCTCGGCGTTGTCCTCGTCGGCTCTTTCCAACAATGTTAGCTTTGCCCGGATTTCAGCCAATTCGGAGGTTATTTGGGTTGTGGTAGTGATGTAGTTGCGCATGGCTACGAAAACTCGTATAATAGCCCTGTTTATCCGTATGGCTGTCTCGCTACGAAGGACGCTCGAAAGCATTGCCACACCTTGTTCGGTAAAAGCGAAAGGTGTATAGCGGCGCCCTCCATGACCGTTTGAAATCACATTTTGTGATTTCAAACTTGAGGACGCAATTTGCGACCTCATACTGTTTTTCAGAGTGTTATATTCTATTTCCGATAACTCGAACATAAAATCATCACCCTCGAAACGTTCTATATTGCGCCTTACGGCCTCTTTCAGTCGTTTTGTCTCTACCTGGTAAAGTTCCGCCAAATCAAAGTCCAACATCACCCGCTGGCCTCTGATCTCGTATATTTTGCTTTGGATTTTATCCGGTTTGTCCATAATTAAAATCCTTCGTCAGAAAGGGATTTAATTACCTTATATACCTCTCGGATTAGGGATTTCGGCAACTCTTCGGGAGGGTATTTTGTATTGCATGAAACGCACAGAACCTGTGTTTTGGGGTCTTCTTCGGATCGTTGTATTTCTTTTAAGATGCGGCGGCCATCGGTTAAAAAAAGAACAAAATTATTTCCGTAACCAAAATATTCCTGCCACAATTCAACTTTTCTCACCTGAAGCAGTGAACCCGGCAAATATCTAGGGGTCATGCTGTCATTAGATACAGGAAAAGCAATATCCCCTTTGCGAGCCCCGGGAAATTGAATCCACCGTTCAATATATGCGGGCGTGTCAACAACAGTGTTTGGGGTGTTCATCCCTGCCACGGCATCGAGATTATACACAGGTATCGGATAACTTTCGACCATCGGATACTGATCCGAACTTGCAGAAACAGCGTCGCTTGGGGCCTCTTCTTTCAACATCCCTCCCTCACATACGCCCAAATATTTGGATAGTGTTTTCAAATTAATTCCACGAGGCGCTGTGGTTCCATTGCGATAATTTATAATTGTTTGGTCACTTATCCCCGTGTCCTGGGCAATCTTATAACTACTCAATTCACTAGATTTCAATGCTTTCAAAGTAGCCGTCAAAATTTCACTCATTTTTTACTCAAATTTTTGTGTAAATATTTTGCATTACCCAAATATTAGACTATATTTGCAATACGAAACCAATGCAAACAATCAAAAGTAACAAAAAGCCATGAAAATGCAAGTCAATAAGAGCAGGTTAATGCGGAGAGCTTGGGCTATATACAAAGGTGTCAACCCGTATTCTTACAGCTTTTCGGCCGCCTTGCGCCGGGCTTGGGAAGTTGAGAAAGCCACGTTGGAATATGAAGTCAGGGAGGCACGCAAAGCCGCTATCGAGGCTGAGAATGCAGCGGCAAGGGCGAAACATACGAGTGTTACAAATGTTTCATGGATGGCCGGAGCGGCAGCCTATTACAGCAATGCTCGTCCCGGTCAGTATTTCGGAGATTAAATAACGGTGACAATGAGGACAAATAAAGTTGCAGTAAGCGAGACAAAAAAACGGATCGATTATCCGGGAACTTTACGCAGCCTGAATGTAGGAGAGTCCCGCGCATTTAAAATGACCGGCAGGCTGTATCAGGGAATGTATAGTGCCCGGTGTCAGCTAAGAAAAAAAGGCTTTGACTTTCAGTTTGAAACAGATGCAGAAAAGAATTTGATGTGTATTACCCGCATTTCCTAAAATCATGTCAGACGTAACCCTACATATTGACCCTAAAACACTACTTGATGCAGGCTTTGTGAGCCTAAGCGACATCAAGAGCTTGAATGAGGCCGGTTTGTATGATCTGAAAAACTCCGGGCTGCGCCTTTGTTTACCGCAGATCGCCAGGTTGAGGGGTGTGAGTTATCAACGGCTGCGAAACTATCATCTGTGCGGAGGATTCAAGTTGGATAAAGATAACAAGTTATCCATATACGATGCAATGCGGCTTGACCTGTCGGCCATCACCGATCTTGACAGTCGCACTGGGGATAAGAAGCGCAAGAGAACAGCATTAAAAAACCTTAGAACACGATAGCATGAAAAACGTAGTGACCTTTACTGGAATTGTAGCACTTGTGGTGTCTCTTATTGTGCTTTGCATGGTCGGATTCCCTCGCTACGCCGTATGGCAGCAAGAAATGAGCGGCAAAGCTGAATTTGCCAAAGCCGAACAGAACCGACGTATCAAGATCGAGGAAGCTAAGGCTAATCTTGAAGCCGAGAAACTCAACGCCCAGGCAGAGATTGAACGTGCTAAAGGTGCTGCCGAAGCTATAAAGATCGAAAACGGTAGCATAACGCCTACTTACATTCAGTATCTGTGGGTTCGCCAGCAAAATCTATCTGCGAATAAGGTGATCTACATTCCTACCGAAGCCAGCTTACCTATTCTTGAAGCAAAACAGTAAACCTACAAAGCCATGAACGACGAATTTATCATCACACCCGGCCCTGCTCCGGATTCAGCTTTGAATCCACTGAGGGCAAACCTTTCCCGGCTGGCTCTTTCTGACGAAGTCAGTGACGAGGATAGAGAGACAATCAAAGAGTTTCTTGAAAATCTATAAAACTATGAAAAAGCTAAGGCAATCGATCAACGTCCGCAGGGACAGAAGACTGCGGAAATGGTGTGTGAAAATTGTGGGTAACCAAGAAGGCTTGGGTTACGGAATGAAGTTAATCGAAGAGGTGTACCTATGGATAAAGGATACTAAGCAATAGCCTCTTTTATCAAGTCTATTAGTTCAGAATAAGAATCTGAAATTATGAGGACCTGTTTCCGATCTGTTACAAACAGACATGTGCCCAATTGCGGGTCATTACAAGCGTAAGTAATGTGAGAGACGTTGATTATTGCATCTACTCCATTCTGATCCTTTACTTCAATAAAGCCTTTCATAGCAATGCATATTAAGGTTTGACACTTACAAATATAGCAAAACTCGGCACTCCCGCAACTTTCATAGCAGAGAGTAAAAAGGTTTGACAACTCGGTGGGAGTGCTGATTTACCCCTTTGGTCTAATGGAATGACGGCACGAAGTAAGGTTGGGGGATTCGTGCAAATAGCGGTTCGAGCCCGCTAAGGGGTGCAAAATAAAAGAATAGCCATGCAAGGACAAGAATTTACATACAGCGAGGCGGCGTTGCGCGAGTTGGCTGAATGCCTTAAATCGGAGATGAGCGCACTGATCTGTAAACCCTACCCGCATTTCAGGAAAGAGTATTGCGGCGAGATTACCGCCGTTCAAGATGGCGGTGTAATCAGCGTGTATGCAGACTATTACATTAACCATGTGGGCGATTACGATCTTCAGCTTTCGCAGGCATACTTCAAACCTGAAGGCGAAAAAGAGTACAGAATCCATGAACCCGATCCAAGAGATATAGAGTACTACTACGCAGAAGCAAACGGTTCCTGCTACCGTAAAGCAGGTTAGGTTCATTTAGGTTAGTATTTGGTTAGACGAGTGTGCAAAAAATGCACATTGCTCACTCCTCCGCCCTCTGGGAAGATCGCGGAGTTTTTAAAGGACAAATCAAAACACTCAATATTATGGACTATTTAGCGGAACCCCAAAAGAAGATCAAAGCGGCCCTATTATCGGGTATCAGGCTGACGACCGCACAAGGTAACCGGATGGCCCAGACTGTGGATTTTCGCAAAATCATATCAAGATTGAAAAAGGATGGGATGGCGATAAAATGGTTTTGGAATGCTCGCAAAGACCAGGACGGTAAAATAGTCGCACGATATAAAACCTATTACTGTGAATCTCCGCTTCCCGCTAAAGGGACGAAGATCGATGGTTTTGGAGAACCGAGTTTTAACGAAATGTTTTGGAATCAGTAAACATAAACGACGATAAGATGAAACAATTTAAAAGTACTAAACGCGCAGAACGGAGAGGCCATTTAAAAACCGTATGGGATCAGGCATTACAGAAGTTTGTTTGGATGCGCCGAACCACTAATGGAAAGTGGGTTTTGTATTAAGACAGCCCGGAAAGACGGGCAACTGGACAGGTGGTGTATTAGGAAAATAAGCACATGCGGGGTACTCCGTAAAACAGGAAAAGCAAGGCGCAGGTTCGAATCCTGCCCTGTCCGCAACAAAAGTAAATCAATATGGACGTTGAAAAGTTCAAAATCTGGCTGGCTCAGAGGGGATGCGAAATATTGCCTCCGACAAACCAATATGAAATTCTCCGGTTTAAAGGCAAGGAAACAGGGGTGCTGTATAACACTGGACGAACAAATGGCAGGTTCACAGATGAAGCGATTAGGGCATTCCGGGCAGGTGGAAAGTGGAATGGAGCGCCAATAAAAACAGGTCGGTACCCGGGCTATAAGAAAGAGAAAGCACGGTTGATTGAACGCGATGGTACCTGTTGCTTCTATTGTGGAAACGAGATGGGGGACGATATTACTGTTGAGCACCTGATCGCCCTGAGTTGTGGAGGTAAAAACGATCTTTCCAACATGGTTTTGGCCCATCAAAAGTGCAATCAGGAAGTGCGCAATCTCCCTATCTCAGAAAAGATTAAGGTAGCTATAAAAAATAGGATAAATACCAAATAAAATACGGACTGTCGGGGAAGACCGACACTGGACAGGCAGCCACCGGGGACGCCCGGATAAGTAGCAGGCAATGATGCGGGGAGTGCGCCCTTGAGATGTACAGCAAGACAGGGCCAACACAAACGAAGCCGACAGATACCCTTTCTCGCGGGTAAGATTCAAAGCTGTCGCCGGGGCAGAACCGGCCCTGTCCGCAAAGGAGACCCTAATCTCCCTCAAACCTCAAAAATTGTAGTTATGGAATCAGAAAACAAACTTACCGTGATCGAGGACAACAGTATGTTGGTCTTCGGGTCGCAAAACAACTTCGAGAACGCCCAAAGGATGGCAAAAGCCCTTTGCAGTTCAACAATCGTCCCGGTGATGTACCAGGGAGAAAAGAACCTTCCCAACTGCATTGTCGCCCTTGAGATGGCTAACCGTATCAAGATGTCCCCCCTGATGGTTATGCAGAACCTTTATATCGTACATGGCAATCCGGGTTGGTCGTCCAAATTCCTGATTGCGGCACTAAACGTCAGCGGTCGTTTTTCTCCGATCCGCTACGAGTGGCGCGGAACCGAAGGACAGGACGATTGGGGATGCCGGGCGTGGGCTTATGACAAATCGGGCGAAAAGCTAGAAGGCGCTTGGGTGGACATCAATATGGCCAAGAAAGAGGGTTGGTATTCCAAAAACGGTTCGAAATGGCAGACGATTCCCCAACTGATGCTTCAATATCGCGCCGGGGCATTCTTCGCCCGAACTTACGCTCCTGAGATCGGAATGGGCATGCAGACCGCTGAAGAACTATACGACGCACGGCCTATCCCGGTAGAAGCAAGGGTTATTCCCAATGAGATCGATCCTGAAACGATTTCCACCGAGCAAGAGGCCAAAGACGCGCTTTTAAGGGGTCAGATCGACAAAGCCAAGTACGACGAATTACTCAGCAAGGCCCTGGGAAGAAAAGACGAACCGGAGGAAAAGAGCTTTGCCGAGCAGCAGATCGCAAACAACGCTTTCGGTTTGAAAGATATAGCCAAAGAGCATGGAACAGCTACAGAGAACTCCTGAATGGTATTCGGGCAGATTGGAAATGTTTACGAGCTCGGAGCTGGACGATCTCCTCTCCGAGCCCAAAAGTAAAGCCAACAAGGAAGCCGGCAAACTTTCCGAATCGAGTAAGGATTACGTTTACGACAAAGTATCCGAGCAGATCACCAACGGAACAATCCTCGATTACAAGGAACTCAACAACAAAGAGGTCAAATGGGGGCAGCAGTATGAAGACGAGGCCCGAATGCAGTATGAAGCCAGAACGGGTAATAAAGTCGATTTGTGCGGCTTCATACGCTATAACGAATATTTCGGCGGTTCCCCGGATGGATTGGTAGGTGAAGATGGAATCATTGAGATCAAGTGTCCTTACAGCGGGAAAAATTATGTAGAGTACCTCCTATTGGAAACGCAGGAGGATTTGAAGAAGCTGAACCGAGGGTATTACACCCAGATTCAGGGGAACCTGATCGTAACAAGTCGAAAATGGTGTGATTTCATAGCGTACGATCCTCGGGTTCAGAATCCGGATTTGGCCCTTAAAATACTTCGGGTAGAACGGGATGAGCCTTTCATTGATTTTTGCCTGAAACAGCTTGAAAAGGCCAATAAGTACAAAGAAGAGATCAAAAGTAAACTTTTAAAAATGATCGCATGATGGATGATATTCTGGTGGAGTGCAATGGGGAGTTACTGCCTGAAACAATGGCTGGCAGGCTCGAACCGCTTTGCAGGGAAGCCCACGATATACAGCAGTATCTCAACGCCCCTTATTCCGGTGAAATCAATGTATTGCTCGACCGGCTATCCACTCTCAACGTCTACATGGCCCGATCCGGTGAGATGCTTGCCGAGGCTGTTTTCCTGCAAGAGGAAGCCATCAATAGGGCTTTCGAGGAAAACAAAGATCGAATCGATTGCATGGCGGCCACGGTAGCCAACAAATACCTGACGAGTTGCTGCCGGCATGAAAACAGGTTAGTCAAGTGGTTGGACCGGATCAACGCCACCTGCAAACATCAATCTGATAATCTCAGGACGCAGATAAGTTTCGTAAAGGAGCAGGTTAGATTGGATGGGAGGGGTTACTAATGAATTACAAGGCCAAATTAGACCGAATTTTCAGCGAATATGTCCGATTGAGGGATTCCGACAGCAACGGTTACGGACGCTGTATTTCGTGCGGAAAAGTAGTTTTCTGGAAGGATGCGGATGCAGGTCATTATGTCAACCGGAAACACATGAGCCTGCGGTTCGATGAAAAGAACGTGAATTTGCAATGCAGGAGTTGTAACAGGTTCGACGAAGGCAATATGATCGGATATAATCACGGTCTTATCGAGAAGTACGGGGATAAGGTTATTCCCTATTTGGACATCAAAAGACACAACATCAGTAAAATCGGGCCGACCGAATATGCGGTGCTTATAAAGCACTATCAGCAGGAGGTTAAAAGGCTTAAAGAGCAAAAAGGATTGTAAGAAATACAAGTAATGGCAAAACGATTTACAGATACCGATTTGTGGGACAAAGAGTGGTTTATGTCTCTCTCTTGTAAGCATAAATGCCTTGTCCGGTTCATCTTCGATAAATGCGACCAAGCGGGTGTTTGGTCGGCTAATTGGGCGCTTGCGTCAGCTTACATAGGCGATCGGGTCACCCATGATGATTTGTCGGCATTGTCGGGAAGAATTGAGCAAATCGGCGCAAACAAATATTTCATCCCGGACTTTATAGAATTTCAATACGGGCAATTGACAGAATCGTGCCGGCCTCATAAGAAAATCATCTCACTTCTTCAAAAACACGGTTTATATGAAAGGGTATTGAAAGGGTATCCAAAGGGTATTGATACCCTTGAAGAAAAAGACACATACAAGGAAGAAGAAAAAGAAGAAGGGGGTATGGGGGAAACACAACTCCCATCCGAAGGCTCGGATTTCACCTCAGAGCTCTCAATCGTTCAACAAGAACTGCAAACGCAGACAATCTGGTTGGATCAGGTAGCTATGCAGCGTGGATTGAAAAACACACAGGAGGCTCGAATGTGGCTCGACAAATTCTTCGGGGAACTTCGCATCCGAGGAGACACGGTAAAATCCCTACATGACACGAAAAGCCACTTTGTGAGCTGGCTAAAGATTCAACTGGACAAACAAAAACCTCAGAAAAATGGAAAATATATCCCAACACGCATCTCAGGATCTGATTTCGATTGACGGGATTATCAAGTCCCTTCAAATTCAACGTGAGGAAAAATACCGCGCTGCCATCCGCAAGAGAATCGTTTTGGACTATTCCCCGGCAGATTTCACCAGATTGATGAAAGCTTTTGCGGAGCTCGTGATGTCCGAACGCGGGGAGTATTCCGAGTTCACGATAGACCGCAGTAACGAGCCGGTCATACTCGAACTCTACAAATACTCGACAATGGATAAATCTTTCTCTGGAAATTTATTCCTCGGAGTTGCCCTGATCGGGAGCTATGGTTGTGGAAAATCCCTGATAATGGACGCTTATTCAAGGTTGGTCAATCAGTTCGTCCAGTCGAAAGGATTGCAGGTTTGCCCGGTTCTGTTTAAAACAAGCATGGAGTTGTACAACCTTGCCAAATCAGGTATCACAAGCCAAATGCTTCATACTCCGCTCGTGATTGACGAGATAGGCCGGGAGCCCAAAGTTGCCAAAGACTACGGCAATGAATCAACCCCGATGATCGATCTTCTCTTTGAGCGTCACCGCAAAGGAACCATAACCCACGCTACCGGAAATTTCACGCTTGAATCTCTTTCTGAGATGTATGGGAAGATGCTTGGTGACAGATTAAAACAGATGTTCAACTTCATTAAGCTAAACGGAAGTAGCCGTAGATAAAGCATGAAAGATAACTACACCTGTTCCGAAGTTGCCGACACCAGATGTCACGACAAGGAAAGATTTACCCTCCTGATGAGTTTGAATGAACTGTTAAACTACTTCAAAAGCAAAGAGAAATGACCGTCCTTGAAGCTATCGAGCAACTGACCGCCGAGCGAAAAGAGAAAAGAATCGAGCCGCTGAACATTGTTTTTCGGAGTATCTACGACAAACTTTCGATCAGTTGGTTCGAGATGGTCGAAGAGCTCGAAAGGCTGAAAGAAGCAGGATTAATCCACATCGGGGATACGCCGAAAGACAGATACGCAAAACTATTAAAAGCCAGATAATCATGAGTAAATTTATTAATGTGGAAGTCAATACCGATGTCGATGTTTATGTAGGCGACGTATTGAACCAAATCGATGATGATGAACTGCGTGACGAGGTTATCCGTAGGGAGTTGTCGGCCAGGATTAACCTGGGAACATCTCCTGTCGAGAATTACAAACCCGGAGAATTCCGCCGCACCCTGTGCGACACGCTTTCACTGGGTTATCAAGTGTCCGATGACGAGATTCTCGGCAGGATTAAAGAGTGTTTGTAAACCGTCCCGTCCGGGGCACAGAATGAAGAGAGATGACAACCGACAAGAAAATACTTGATGCCTGCTGTGGTGGTAGAATGATGTGGTTTGACAAAGCAGATCCGGATGCGATTTACATGGATATTCGGGAGGAAGAATTTATCGCATGTGACGGTAGGCGTGTTCGAGTGCATCCGGATCTGATAGCTGATTTTCGGAATATGCCTTTTGAGGATGAATCCTTCAAACTTGTAGTATTCGATCCGCCGCATTTTAACCGGTTGGGTGCAAACAGTTATACCGCACAAAAGTATGGCCGATTATTCCCGTCATGGGAAACGGATCTAAAACGAGGCTTTGACGAATGCATGCGGGTTCTTGAGCCGTTCGGGATCTTAATTTTCAAATGGAATGAGGTTCAAATCCCGGTTAGCAAACTGTTGGAAATTTTCGGACAACAACCCTTGTTCGGTCATAAGTCCGGTAAAGCCTCAAAAACCCATTGGATGTGTTTTATGAAAAGATAATGAAATGAAAAGCAAACGAGCAGAAGAATTTATCAATAACAGCTCTGAGCTGATTGACGGCCTAGAGTGGATGATTGACACATCAACAGCCCGTCGAGCCGTCGAGCTTGCCGAGCAGGACGCAGAAGAGGAGATCGAAGCGCTGAAAGCAAGAGCAGCGGAGGCGTTCAAAGAATACATGGAACAAGCACATGGAGGTTGCCTAACCTCCGATCTGGACAATTTCATTCAAAAACTCAACGAGCGATGAAAACACCCCAAGAAGCGGCCAGTTATATCGAACGAGTAAAGGAGTAAGAAGATGAAGATAAAGATGAAGATTTACGATAAAGAGCGTCGATGTATTTATGATACAGCGGTTTCTATTGCTCGATGTTTTGGAGACTATGTTGGAAGATGTAGACCTCCTGGATTTAGCGACTGTGATTTCACCCCGCAACCTGATCGATATGAACCCATAATATGCACTTTTTACAAAGATAGAAGCGGCCAAGAATTATGGAGTGGCGACCTTGTCCGGGTGCAACATCCCACTGCGGAGCCAAGCGTTACTTTGGAGTGCGTGATAGAATATTCGGAGTATGATGCTGCGTTCGTGTTTGTACCTCGCGAGAATCCAGAGTCCACCTATCCTCTCTTCGGAATGGATAGCGAGCTTATCGAACGAGTGGGAAGTATTTATGAAAAAACAGAGCGATGAAAGAGGTGGCTTTAGGAATACGTTGGGATGAGCTTTTCGGCAGGAGTAAAAAAGATGCTTCTGATGCCACCCGCCGGGCTAGGTGGGAGCAATGGAAAGACCTATGCCTAAAGAGCGATCATCCCGAGATGGTTGAATGGTGGGGCAAGGGCTCAATGGCTGACGACTGTTTTTCCTGTGAGCACAAAGATGGTGATTGGTGTTCTCTGCAATCTTTACCATGTACGGTGAATCCGGTAACGACTTTCTCATTAGGAGATATTGGGATGGCTTGCAGAGGAATTGGATTCAAACCAAAGCAAACTAAATTGGAATTTTAACCCGCCTTCGGGCATAACAGGAGAAGAGATGATAACATTTGAAGATGTACGGTATGCAGCCTTATGTTTTCGGGAAGAATTTTATCCTGAATGCGAAGAAAGCTACGACGATATTATAGGTGCGGATAGTATTGAAGCAATGCGACGTGTTGCAATCAAATATAGAAGCCAAATAGTTAATCACACCAACGATGTACGCAGGTGCTACAATGAAGAATTAGATGTACTCGGCCTGTTTATTCAGCGATTTATCGGTGTGGAAGGTGGTAGATTGTGTATTCAGAATAATGAACTGCCGCAAGGCGAAAAATAAAAAAGGAGGGTGTCCGCCTCACCCTCCTACCTATTTACTACTAACCCTGCACTCGACTATGAAATCGAGAGCAATGCAAATATAACAAAAACTTGGAATATGAAAAGAACCTTACTTTATTTTCTTCTTGCCTTTATAGCCGTGATTCTTGCCGCCTGTGAGCTCAACAAGACCAAGCCGGGCAAGATCATCTTCGACCGTGTCCCCTTCGTCTATGCCACGATAAACGGCCAACGGGAGCTATTCTTAATAGATACCGGAGCGTCTACCTCCATGCTGGATAAAAAGCTCTGTGACGAAGTGAAAATCTACTACATGTCCACCGGCTTAGAGGTAATCGGCGTAGACGGAACCTCGATCCCTCTAAAGACCACCGGAAGAATCCCGTTTACGCTCGACAGCATCCCGTATTCGGCCAGCTTCGCGGTACAGGACATGACCAGTCTACGACGAGCTACCGGAAAGAATGTAAGAGGACTGATCGGATCGGATGTGCTGGGATTTTACCGGTTGACGGTGGATTTTAAAACGTGCGAATTGAGATGATTACTGAGACTATCATTAATGAAGTTGCCCGAAAGGTTGAAGCGGTAACCGGATTTTCCCTCGAAGAGATTAGGAGTAAAAGCAGGTACTGTCCGCTCGTTCGGGCCAGGGTTATTCTCGCATACGAATTAAGGCGGTGGAACCTGACGTATATCGAAATAGCTAACGCGATAAACAGGAATCATTCAACATTGACGCATTATCTTACAGCCTATAGGGATAAATACGATGCCGATCCCGTATTTCGTAAGATGGCAAATTGTTCTAAAGGTAGACAAACCCTATAAGGGAAACAGTAATAAATACGGTTGAAATTGGATTAAAAGTAGAATTGTCTAATGAAGGCGGTCAGAGCAAGAATTAAAAAATACAAAAAGTAGTCGGATGGGTGCAAGTTTTGATAATTACGTGTCTGAACGATACGATGATTGGGTAGCTTACGCAGAGGCATTATGCCTAAAATACGGGGTGAAACTGGAAGCGCGGGAGGTCGTAAACGAATCCTTCCGCGTACTGCTTGAGCGCAATGGGGCCAAACTCGACCGACTGATAGCCGCAAGACCGGGGCGTAAACCGGTAGCCGAATTTATGATGAAGCGAATTATCCGATTTCGTGTGTCATCCCCTCGATCGAGCATTCGGTATAGGCCGGGTCAAAAATTCACGTCCGAATCTTCGGAAGAAACATCGGAAACATTCTCCGATATGAATGTAGATTATTCAGATTTTATGCAGTCTATTTTGGAGCAGGTACCGTTTACCGATCTCGAACGGCGAATCTTCGTGTGGGTTGCTGTCGAAGGGAAACGGCTGGACGACTGGCCTGGAGAGGAAAGCCGTAGAAAACTGTTTTACAAACAGCGAAGCGCAATTTTGAAAGTACGGCTATTCCTAAGCCGCCAAAAACTTATGCCCTAAAAACTTATATCGGAATCCCAAAAACTTATACGCGCTCCCCAAAAACTTACACCGGCTTGTCGAAATTCGACATTTCATAGTATTTGAAAAAATAATAAAAAGCAACCTTTGCAAGTTTACTTAACGGCTTTTCCCCTGATAAATATAGGCTAACGCTTGACTTATCTATTCCTGTATGAGCAACTAAATCCTTTGCTTTAAGTCCTAACCTCTCTGCATTTCGGGAAACCCATACGCCATTGACCGCCGCAATATCGCGCCGATCGAAATTTACTGCCGAAATAGTTAATTTCCAGTCTGGTGGAATTTCCCCGGTGAACATCTCGCGCACACGCTGAGTAAGTTCTATTTTTGATAACGCAATTCCGTTGACGGCTTCTTTTTGTTCAACTCTTACAATTAGGCGTGACCCGTTAAAAGATATTATTTCAACAAAAATGCGAGCCATGCGTCTATACTGAGATGCAAATTCCATCAGACGCTTTTTTGCGTCTGATGGAATAGGTAGTAATTCTATATTTTTCATATTACAACTTTATAAGCCGCAAATTTGAAATATCAAATATCGCTATTTGTTCATTCTCTTTGCCAAATTTTATCGCTTCGTCGAGGTCATCGAAAATCCGTACACTGTCGTAGTAAAATTTTCCGTTATCCTCGTTCTTCCAACCGCCAACGGTACCGCCGTTCTTTTGCGCATGTTCAATTACTTTGGCTAAACCGCAATCGCCAAAACAATCTTGCGTTTCCAGGTAAGCTACGGATATTCCGCGTGTTACTGGTTTGAAGGTTTCCAGATTAACCGTGAATCCATCCGGATTTTTATTCGCTATCTCTTTGATAGTCTGTAAAGTGGTTTTCATAATTTTAGATTTTTAAGGGGTCTTACCCCCGGTTTGTTGATACAAATATAGATAAAAAGTTTGTTATTTGCAAACTTTTTATCTTAAAAATGTTAACTATTTCTCTAAATTTATTTTGATTGGTTTCCCGCAATGCGGGCACACGCCCGTAGGAGATTCATCCGCTGGACGTTCGAATAGGTCTACTACCTGAACCCCAAGAGCGGCGGCGATGGCTTGCAACTTCGATAACGTGGGGTTACCGCTCAAATTGGCATAAAGCGTCTGATAGGTCACGCCCAATTTTTCCGCAAGGTCTTTCATGGAAACACCTTTGCTTTTACAAAGCTCCTGTACTCTTAACATATTCAAATCATATTCTAATGCAAAAGTACATGAAATTTCCGAACATAATAATATGTAAGCATGAAAATATATGAAAATAATTTGAAAAACATTTGTATAATTCAAAATATAGTCATATATTTGCATTGTAAACATATGAATAAAGTACGAATATCAACTAAAAACCATACAACTATGAGATTCTTTAAAACCGCAGAAGGGTGTTTCAACTACATCAAACGTAACGAGAACACAGGAAAAGAGAAAGAAGTAAACGGTATTGTAATGTTTGGCATGGGAATATACGCCTATAGCGATGTATGTACGTTCGCCGGGGTTTCCGACCGGTCGAAAACGCAGGAGTGTTTTTACCACTTTGCCAATGACATGGAAATACTCAAGCTGTTAAACTATTTGTTACGCACGGACGGATATTTGGAAATTAATTAAAATCATACAACTATGAAAGCCCTAACGAATCCGATTAGCTACACCACAGCACAAAGAGAAAGACTACTTAGAGATTGGCAAAATATCGCTAATGAAGGCGGCCTCTTCACTTTTGGAGACGGTTATATAACTTTCATGGCCTCAGAACTCGCAACTCTACGCTTATACAAGCATTATGCGTGTGACACAACGCGCATTAGTCAAGGGTATAGCAGCAATTTGAACGCTTACTACTTTACCCTCGAATTTTAGTCGTTCGGGCGATTATAAATAGCCCTTTAAGCCAGAATATTGGCGACAGTCATACTACTGGCGGTAATAAAACAAACCTATTACAAAGAATTATGACCACACAAGCACAGACCAGTATAGAATATATTTTTGGCAAAAACAGGTATAACCACCCGATAATGTATACACGTAAAATCGGGACAATAAAATACACTTGTGGTTACCCGTATAGCCTGCATGGCTGGACAGAACTTGAGCGCGGCAAAACAATCGGCGGCCCCTGCCTGATTAAGTTTTATAACTCCCTTAGAGCAAAATACGCCGATCAATTGACTGATATTAACATGGATAAATAAAAATTACAAAATATCCGATTTTTCTCACATCACTACGCACGCGCGCAAAGAAATCCGGCTTTTGTCGGATTTTTTTTGTTTTCGGTTTGCACTTTTCCCCGGCTCATTCTCTTAGTAAGAAAGTACCGTTATGGAAAAACGTAAAAGAGGGCGCCCCCGAAAATTTAAAAAACCGGCGCAATTGCTCGAAGCGGCCGAACAATATTTTGACTGGTGCGATAGAAATCCGTGGTACAAATGCGAAAAGACCAAAGACGGCGATATTATCGGAGTGCCTATACAACGGCCTTACTCGATTGTAGGTTTTTGTGTGTTTCTGGGTTGTTCGGAGCGTTTTTGGTGGGATTTGAAAAATACTGCACCCCCCGAATTTGGGGAAACCATAAACAAAATTACTTCGAGGATCGAGGGCCAACAGTTCGAAGGTGCGACGGTCGGCGTATTTAACGCCAATATCATTGCCCGCAAGCTGGGTTTGGTCGACAAAAAGGATGTGACGACCAACGGCCAGAACGTAACCGCGTCCCCCTTGAACGATTTACCCACGGAGGCGCTATTGGAAATCGAGCAAATAGCTAAAAAGTATGGCAAATAGCGAACAAAGTTCCTTTACCGATCTCCGGTATTTATCCGAGGTGATCGCCCGAAAGAATTTCGAGCGGTTCGCCTTGTACGTAATGCCGTCTTTGGAGCTATCGCCGTTCCATCGGGCTTATTACCAGGCTTTGGAACTGTTTGCCCGTGGTGCGATTAAAAAACTGATTGTAACGGTACCGCCCCAGCATGGCAAATCTCTCGGATCGTCGCAGCTTCTCCCGGCCTACCTGTTAGGGCTGAACCCGGAATTAAAAATCGCCCTCGCTTCATACGCATTCACGCTGGCAACGAAATTCAACAAACGGGTACAGCGCGTTATTTCGGATGCGGCATATCAAAATTTATTCCCTGACACATGCCTCAAATCGGGCTCCCGGCAAGTGGCCGCAGGATCGTACCTACAAACCTCGGAAGAGTTCGAAATTGTCGGTTACGGCGGATCGTTCCAGTCGGTCGGACGTGGCGGCGGTCTGACGGGTAACAAGGTAGACGTAGCGATACTGGACGACCTGTACAAAGATGCAGCGGAGGGAAACAGCCCGACCGTACGGGAAAGCGTTTGGGAGTGGTACACGTCAGCCGTAAAAACCCGTCTGCACAATGATTCGCGGGAGATTATCGTATTTACCCGCTGGCATGAGGAGGATTTGATCGGCATACTGGAGGAAAAAGAGGGCGTGCGGGTACTCGGTTCGTTTTCCGAGGTAGACCCGGACTACAAAGGCTGGTACAAACTCAATTTTGAAGCAATCAAAGAGAGCGACCCCACCGAGATCGACCCGCGCAAAGACGGGGAGCCGCTTTGGCCGGAACGTCACAGCCTCGAAAGCCTGGAGCAGCGGCGCGCGCTCGATCCATTCCGCTTTGACTGCATGTACCAGGGGCACCCGTCGTCCAAAGAGGGCCTTTTGTACGGTGATAACTTCAAAACCTATGACACCCCGACCGGCTCGGACGAAATCATCCGGAAAGCCAATTACACCGATACCGCGGACACCGGCACGGATTACCTGTGCTCGATCTGCTACGACGTGCTGAAAGGGGGGCAAATCAACATTACCGACGTACTATACACGCAGGCGCCAATGGAGGAAACCGAACCGGCCACCGCGCAAATGTTACTTCGTAACGGCACCCGTGCGGCACTGATTGAAAGCAACAACGGCGGGCGCGGGTTTGCCCGGAACGTGCAACGCAAAGCCACGGCGGTACATGTTGAGTGGTTCCACCAATCAGGTAACAAGGAATCCCGCATTCTGACCAACTCCGCCACGGTACTGCAAAATATTCGTTTCCCGGAAGGCTGGCGCCTGCGTTGGCCGGAGTTGTACGCGCACCTCACCACCTACAAACGATTATTCAAAGCAAACAAGAACGACGATGCACCGGACGCACTGACCGGGATCGTCGAAAAGGAGATCATCAATAAAAACAACCGGATTCTATACATGGGATAGGATCGTAAAACTTACAATTATGGCAAGACCAAAAAGAGACCAGAACGCCGCAGCCGTGGCGGATTATCAGGAACCGAAAGACACCCGCACGCCGTATCAAATCCTGCTCGACCTGCTCAACGCGGCGGAAAGCACCGCCGGGGAGATCGTAAAATCCCAGATCGCCGCCGGTGGGCCGATCATCCGCATGCGCCGCATTCAGGGTGAAATACACAAGCTCATCAAAGAGGCTAAAGTCTATGTTTAGTTTCGCTATCGATCACGAAACATACTCCTGCCCGACCCGGTGGCAGGAGTTACCCGTTTCCGACGCCGTGAAATTGCAGGCGCTCGTGAAGGAGCTACCGGATGCGGTGGCGGATCATTTCCGTTCATTGGTCAGCCCGGCGGAAGAAGTTACCCCGGTTCAGGGGGATGACGTAGGGGCCTTGCTCGACTTCTGGCGCAAGGCGCTGCACGCGCTATCCGGATGCCCGTTGCCGGTACTCGACAAAACCGCCGATACGGATGTACACGCGCTCGGGGAACACTGCCTGACGCTGTTCGTGTTTTCGTTACTGGCGGCTCCCTTGTACCACTCAGAGGGGATCGAAGCCTTCAATACGAACGGGGAACGGTTGGTTATTCCCGCAACCGGCACCGACGCGCTGGGTAATGCAGTGCCGCTGGAAAGAATTACGGCAAAGGAGTTTTGCGATGCGTCGGATATTACCGCTACCGGAGATTTGACCCTCGCGCCGCTGCTGTTGGCCGTTTTATGCCGCCCGGACGGGGAACCATACGACGAGGAGGGAGCCAAAACCCGCGCCCGAAAGATGGGAGACGTGCCGATGAGCATTTATCTGGAAGTATACACCCGCCTGATGGAAATGCACGCCTATCTGAGAGGGGAATTTCCGAAACTCTACGGATCGGACAAAGGCGGGGATAAATCGAGCGACGATCCCTACACATGGAGCGACAAACTGCTGTTCGTGGCGGACGACAAACCCAGCGAACTGCCGTATGCAGAGGGGCTGAATGCCTATGAATTTGTCCGCATACTGGACGCGAAACTCAAACGGGAGAAACAGAAATGGGAGATAGTAGCGGCGACCAGAGGATTGTAAAATGGCGGGCATGCGTGGCCCTGCTCGACATGCTCTACAACCGGGAATGCCGGTGCGACCGGGCCAAATGTGCCGGGCATTTCGAGTACCTGCGCCGGTTGAAATTCGAATACGAGTGTAAAATCGAAGAATATGAGGAAGAAATTAATAGAGGCGATCAAAGCGGCATTTCTCAGTGAGGGATACGGATTCTTTCAGGGGTTCGCAGACAAAATACAGGGCAGCGAATTGACCCTGCCCGCGCTGTGGCTTACACCGATTGAGGTGGCCGGGATGAGCGGACGTAACGACGGCAAAGTGACCTACAAAATCGTCCTGTACCTGTTCGTTCAGAACGAACAGTACGACGAGCAGCAGAAAGAGGAAAAATGGGAGGAACTGGAACGCATCGCGCGCAAAGGGATCGCTACGCTTCCGATGATCTCCGATGTCATTTCCACCGACAAAGTGACGATCAAACCGGACGAGTTCGCATTCACCTCGTTCGGGGAACTATCCCAGACGGTAACCTTCCTCGCCGACGTGTATTTCTGCAATGAGTAGGCCCCTCGACATACTGGGCCAGTTGGCCGAACACCTGAAAAAAGCCTTGCAAACGGAGCTTTCGGTACAAATGCGCGTAGCCTCCGGGACACTGATAAACAGCATCGAGGCCGTGGTAAAAGAGACTATGAACGGCTTCGAGATCGTCGGCTCGGCGGTTTACTATGCCAAGTATGTAGAGAACGGGCGCCGGGCCGGGGCTAAAGGCGTGCCGATTCACGCGTTGATCGAGTGGATCAGGGTAAAACGGATCGTAATAGAGGGCCGCAGCGAGCGTTCCGCGGCTTTTATGTTCCAAAGTTCTATCCGGCGCAGGGGAATCGCCCCGGCATTGTTTATCACGCGCACCCTGCAAAACCAGGAAAGCACAATCGACCGGAGTATTCACGCGGCATGCGGGGAATTGGTCAACTACCACATCGAAACCATGTTTAACGAAATCAAACAAGCAGCATGATAGACCTGACAGTAAAACCGGAGAAATTCAGCAGCGTATATCGTCCGGTAATCTATACCCTGACCAAAACCGGCACGGAGAAAGAGACCGTGCAGATTCTCGACGGATCGACGGTACTCGGAATGAAACAATTTGTGACCGCGGGCAGGATCGCGGTAAACGTATCGGAATATTACCGTAACCTGATCGAAACGGCACCGGTGATCGATGACAGCCTCTCGTTTGTCCATGCCGTGAAACGGACGGTAACGGCCCGGATCGATGTGACGGCGGATTCCTCGGTGCTGCTCACTTCGGGGATTACCGATCTTGCTTTGTCCACCCTGCTGTCGAATGCGCCGGGGCCGCGGATACTCCGACCCGGAGAATGGGACGAACTGAGCTATCTGGTGGACGAACAGGTATTGGCCGGGACAATTATCGTCACGATGAAAAACGGGCAGGAAATCACCCTGCAAATGCCTAATTCGTCTATCGACGGAGTGGCCGTACTGGTGGTGCATTACGATTCCATCGCCGAGGCGGTAACGCTCAAAGGTGCCGACCCCGCGGGCATGGCCGGAATCAAAATAAAACCCACGCTCGGGTGTTACGACCTGCCGGAAGTGGAGTACCGGATTGTCCGCTCCGGGTGCGGTGTCCGTATCGCGTGGTGGAACCGCCGGGGTGGGATCGACTACTATACGTTCCGATCCGACCTCGACAAAAGCTATACCACCGAGCGCACGAAAATCAAAACGGCGGCGGGCTGGCGGACGGTTTCCTCGGAAGTGGAGGACGAACGCAATATCTCTTCCGGGGGGCTTCCGGGTTTTATGCTCGAATGGCTGGGCGAGATCGTCAGTGCGCCGAAAATGTGGCTGATTGACGGAGACCAGGCTATTCCCATCGACATTACCTCGGACGTGATTACGACATTCGACCAGGCGGAGATGCCGCAGCTTGAGTTAACCTTCCGATCCATCGACACCGAAAAAATGCAAACGACATGATCGACCTGTACATAGACGGCAAACGCCTCGATACGGATCAGCAGACCGACGCCGCAATTACGCTCTCCATCGGGAGCGTGGAAGATCCATCCCAGAGCCTGACGGCCTTTTCAAAGTCTATCGAAGTTCCGGCCACCGCTCGCAACAAAGAGATCATGCAGTTCGCCGATCAGCTTCACGGGGTCGAGCAGTTCAACAACGCCAAACACCCGGCCCGACTGGAGGCCGGGGGCGTGGTGGTGATGACCGGCACCGCACAAATTACGAAGGTAACGGTAAACAACCTGCTGAACGCCTCATACGAAGTGAACCTGATCGGCGCGGAGTACGAATGGGCGAAAAAGGCCGCCGAAGCGAAACTCAACGAAACGGACGGATTAGGTAGCTGGGTATTCTCTGCCGCCACGATCAAAAGCCTGTTGGAATCCAATGGCGGGGTTTATCTGTTTCCGGTCTACCGGGGACAGTACGTGCGCCGGATCAACGACGAGAACACAGACAAGAAGAGCGGCACGAGCGGAACGTTTGTTCCCCGGCCCTATACCACGCTGGCCGACTACCTGCCTTTCTTCAACGTGCGGCTGCTCATGGAGAAGATCATCGGCCAGTACGGGTACTCGATCCGTTCGGATTTCTTTGAAAATAACGCGCTTTTCGGACGTTTGGTCGTGGCCGGGGAGTGGGAAGAGTACGACACCTCGGAACTGGAGGAAAAATACGACTTCCTCGCGGGTAAGTTCGCATCTGGAGAGCCTTATTTCATCGTGACGAACCAACGCTATGAGTTCGGATTTAATGAAATCGGACGTATCGTAGACACTGTTAGGCCGGAGGAGGAATCCGCCGACGAAGAGGTGTTGGAGGATGTGTACGACAAGGGAGGGTGCGTAACATTCCCTGCTGTCACCGAGCCGGTATTCACGGCTAAAGAGGACATGGTGATAGGCTTCGAGTACAATCTCGAATACGTCACCGGGATCAGCACCGAGTACGCCGCCGAAGGTGATAAATACGGCAAACTGATCTGGTTTGACACTGTGGACGGGGAAGCGGTGCCGGAAGAGTGTATCGAGGCCGACCGCACGGACATATCGAAAAACACCCCGCAGGGCGAATACATGTATATCTACCGGCTGACGAAGGGGACTATCAACGACGACAAGCACTATATCCGGTTCCGGCATAACAAGGACGGAGAGTACGATGAAAACGGCGAATACGACGAGACATACGTTAAGATCGGCCAAAGCGGCTCTTTCGTCTGTACGGTCAACGTGTCAAGTACCGCCGAAATATTTATCGGGGAGCCGAACCCGATTTTCCCGTCCCGGATGGTCTGGAAAAAGACGAATATGGAGATCGAGATGTTCGCCCTCGACAATTCGGCCACGATCAAACTGAAATATATCGTAGAGCCGAGGTTTTTGAGTGCCGGGGAGACAATGACGATCAAAACACCGGTATTCTCCAGTTCCAACGCGCCGAGTATGGCCGACGGCAAAACGCCGTATATCCAACTGGCCCTGACGAATAACACGAAGGTCAAGGCGTATTTCTGTAAACGGCCCGGCTACGGTACGGCCCTCAGTGCGAAAAACATGCTCCAATCGGGTATTACGCAGATGGATTTCATCAGCGCCGTAAAACAGATGTTCGACCTGATGTTCTACACCAACGCCGAGACCAAAGAGGTGTATATCGAGCCGCGGGAGACATTCTACACCTCTACGCCGATAGACTGGCGGGGGCGGATGGACTACTCGCAGGAGATCGAGATCGAGGATGCGGGAAGCGATATTGGAAAGACGGTAGTGCTCGGCTATCAGACCGACGATGTGATAGAGCGGCACAACGAAGAGACCGGAACCGAGTTAGGCACCTACAAAGAAGATATTTTGAAGTACCATGCCGAGGACGAAGAGGATTTGACCAATCCGCAATTCGTAGCGACTACCGTAGTGGAGGAAAAAATCCCGGGTGCGGCGGCTATTTCGCTGATCGACTTCTCCCCGGAAGATGACGAGCCGTCCGACCCGTGGGAATTGGATTTGGATTCTTCGATGAAGGTGTGCGAATACCTTGGCATGAAGCCTCTGCCGGACGGCACAGACCCCAATATACCCCCGCAATATCTCCTGATCCGGGATAAAGGCGTGAATACGGCGATTAACTCGTTTCCGGAGGTATCGTTCGACAACCTGCATTTCGAGGGCGCAAACGGCCTGAAATCCTACTATGCGAAAACGATAGAATCGTACAACTACGGTAAGCGGATCACCGCGCAGGTGAAGCTATCTCCGGCGGACGTGGAAAACCTCATGCTGCCGAACGATCTGCGGCGGGATTTCCGCGCGCTGTATCGCCTCAGTATCGGCGGGGAGGATGTCTATTGCCGCCTGGAAGAGATCAACGACTACGACCCGGCCAGCGCCGAGCCGACAGAATGCGTGTTTTTGAAAGAAAATTAACTTAAAAATTAATATTATGGCTGAGAATGAACAATTTTTTAGGATCGTCGTAGACTATCAAAGCGGATTAGACGCGCTCAAGAAAGTGGAGGATGCGTTAAAAGACGTTAAAGATCGGCAAAAGGAGTTGATCGACGAGATGAAAAAGGGGAATACCTCTCAAGAGGAATACGGAACTAAAATGCAGGATTTGACTGTAAAAATAAAACTGTACACCGATCAAAGACGTCAGGCGATCAAAATAGCAAAAACAATCACGGAATTGAATAACGCCGAAGAAGGCTCTTTGGTGCGATTGAGTGCCGAATACGGGCGATTATATGATGTCTACCGTAATATGTCACGCGAAGAAAGGAACGGGAAACAAGGGCAAATTTTAATTCAGCAGCTCAATGAAATTAATAATGAATTAGCTACCTCGGAGGCTGCCGTTGGCCGGTATAGTCGCAATGTCGGTAACTATGCCAGCGGGTTCAGTCCTCTGAATTTTCAAGTACAGCAACTGGCCCGTGAATTACCGTCTTTGACTGTCTCAGCGCAGCAATTTTTCCTTGCGATCTCGAACAACCTGCCGATGCTGGTGGATGAGATGCAACGGGCAAGGGTGGCTAACGAAGCCCTGAAAAAAGCGGGTGAAACCACGGTACCTGTGTGGAAACAAATGCTAAAATCCATCGGTTCATGGCAAACCATGCTCGTTGTAGGGATCACCCTGCTTACTGCTTACGGTAAAGAGATCGGACAATGGGTGAAAGAGTTGTTTAGGGGTAGTCAGTCTTTGTCTGCTTTGGGGCAAGCCCAAAAACTTGTAAATGCTTCAATGATTCAAGGTAAGTCAGACGCAGCGAGTAATATTGTACAGTTACAATTATTGTATCGAGCGGCACAAGATGTGACTGTTCCAATGGAACGACGAAGAAAGGCCGCTGAAAAGATGCAGGAGATATACCCATCTTATTTGGGCAATCTGAGTACTGAGGCGATTCTTGCTGGGAAAGCAAAAAAAGAGTACGAAGATTTATGCATAGCGATTCTTCAGGCAGCGAGAGCGCGAGCAGCAGAAAATGACATCGTAAAAATTCAGCAAGAATTAAACAAAGTGATTGAAAGCGCTGACTATAAACGTTGGGAACAAGCTAAAAAATCCGTCAATGACTATTGGAATTTATATAGGCAGGCTCGTATTGATGGGGACATTCAAGCACAAAAGGATTATAAAAAATGGATGCAGGAAGAAAATAAAATCGCAGCCGACCTGGAAGGAGCTATCAAAAAAAACATCAAAGATTTGACAGGACAATCAGTTGCAATAGAGGTATTTGTTGGCAGTCGTGAACGTGCGATGAAACAACTTGCAAATACTGCTGTATTACAACATACTACAATCGATGCATCAACTGACCAGAAAGATACAGAAGAGGCTGCTCGTGAGGCTGAAAAAGCTGCTCGCGAGGCAAAAAAAGCCGCAAAAGATGCCGCAGACTATAAAAAACAGCTTGAGGACGACACGATCAAATACATGCGAGAGGGCCGGGAAAAAGACCTTGACGATCAGAAATTGAAGTATCAACGCGCACGCGAAGAGTACGAGGGTAATGCTGAGATGATCCAAAAGGTCGAACAATGGAATCACAATCAAGTCTCCGAAATCAATAAAAAATGGGACGAAAAAGAGCTGGACGAATACGATAAAAAGCTCAAAGCCCAATTAGATTTGCTGGAGGATGGCACCGACAAGAAAATTGCGTTGCTGAAATTGGAACGGGCCAAATTAGTACGACAGGCCATTATGAACGGTGCAAGTGTCGTCGAAGCAACGGAACAGGCTAACAAGTGGTACAAAACCAAAGAAAAGGAGATTCGGGATGCTACACCGGAAGGGAAGCGCGATTTAAAACTGGCTCAGATAGAAAATACTTATGAATTTGAAAAAGCCTGTATCAATCAACTTGACATTTCTGATGGCGAACGGTACAAAAAATTGGCAGAGCTTGAAAATAAACGCAGAAAAGATCAGGCCGATACCGCCTGGGCATACATTCAGCAACAATATGAGGCGGGGAAAATTACGCAGGAAGTATACGAAAAAAACAGGAAACTTTACGCAGGCTTCTATGCCGAAATAGCCAAGGAAGCAGCAGACATAGCTAATATTGATACTATTTCAGCTGGAGGGACATCCGAAAAAGGGTTAGCTAAAGCCGCAAAAAGAAAATCGCGACAAGAAAAATCAAATTCGTTTTTCGGTAAACTTTTCGGAATAGACCCCAAAAGTAAAGAAGGAAAGGCGCAAATTAAACAGGAGAAAAAGGAGTTACTTAATTTAGCCGTTGACACCGCCCGCGATATAGGGCAAGCTGTGATCGACATTCAGACCGAAATTTCGCAACGCCGATTGAAACTGGAACAGGAACGGATCGACGCGGAGCGGGATTCAGAGTTGAAATCCCTTGAATTGAGGTATAACAAGGGCCTGATGTCCGAGAAAGCCTATAACAAGGCAGTAGAAGCAACTAATGCCGAAGCTGACCGGAAAAAAGAAGAGGCCGAACGAGCTGCATTCGAGCGGGAAAAACGGCTGAAAATTATGGGCATTGCCATCGATACGGCTGCCGGTATCACAAAAGTATGGTCAGAAACTGGCCTTACGGGCTGGAAATTAGCTATGGCTGTCGCACAAACAGCCTTCCTGACGGCAAACGGTATCGCTCAAACGGCTGTAATTTCTAGTCAACAATTCGCTAAAGGAGGTATCGTACCTATCGGAAACGGCAAAAACGGCGTTTCAATGGGAATGTTGCAAGGCCCATCCCATTCGCAGGGGGGAATCCCGTTGATGGTGAACGGACAGCCTGTAAATGCAGAGGTGGAAGGCGGCGAAATCCTCGCGGTAATTAACAAGCGATCAGCCGCTCAGTATCTTCCTCTATTTTCGGCGATCAACGCGACAAACGGCGTGAAATTCGAGAACGGCGGGGTTATCGGCTCCGGATGGTCATTGCCGACACCTGCACCACTGCCGCCCAGCAACGGGCAACTCATCGCCCAACTGAATGCTTCTATTCAAGCTATGCGAATCGATTTCAATAACGGTATCGCCCGATCAACGAAAGCCACATTGGAACGGGTGGACAACATTAAAGTCCACGTAGTCGAAAAAGATATTACCAAAACTCAAAAGAAAGTTGCAAGTATCAGGGCCAAAGCGACTATAATTGGAGGAAAATAGGTATATTAGCACATATAAATTAATTATAAATCTATTTATTATGATTACAGAAGAGGATATTGACGGCTTGCAAATTGCTAATGTCATATGCGCAATTTTACGTATTACGGTTATTGTTGCTGTTGGTATTGGGATAATTCTATCCTTTATTATGGCCTGGAATGGAGAGCATGGTTTTGATTGGGACGACGGCTGGTGGATTCCGATGGTATGCGGTATTGCCTCAGCTTTTGTATTGGCGATTTCATATGCAATACTTAAAATCTTAATAATTATTGCAGAAAAAGAACCGGAAGCAACAAACTAATCGTATTAATTATGGCAGGCATTACCCTTTTGGTTAGCATTATTCTCATCGTGTTCGGAGTTCTGCAAATCATCCTGTTTTTCAAACTGTGGGGGATGACGAATGATGTGAAGAAAATGAAAAAGCATTTTCTGCCGAGCGATAGCAATAATTGTTCTCTGAAAGGAGAAGATACGCCGATTGGCCAACACTCCGATATTCAAGCCGTCGTATGGGTAATAATAGCGATAGTCGCAATAGGCCTTATAGTAGCATCGGTATATTCGGCTATTTGAAACATAGCATTTTGCCGAACAGTTACTAAGCGAGAGCCCTCGAAAGAGGGCTTTTTTAATTGTATAATTTCCTGTATATTGCACTGTCAAACTACCCTGATTATGAAAAAACTACTCTTTTTGTTATGTGTTTCTGCACTTGTATTCGCCGGATGCAGTAAAGATGAGAAAGAACCGGAACCTGATCCCAATCCGGGGCCAACTTATTGCTATGAGTTTACAATCAGTACCACGTACAGTGTGGCAGGCGCTTCTGTGCCAGGTTACCCTTACACAGTCCGGACTAAAAGTAAGCAATGCGGATTGACAAAAGAAAGGGCCCAGGAGGTGGAGGATAGCTACGATTCTTTTAGTACGTCAAGAATTAACGGGGTTACGGTTCGTATTAAAGTTACAGCCAGTAAAAAAAGATTACGAAATTAAAGTTCGTAAATTATGCTTTTAGCCCGCTGATAGCGGGCTTTTTTATCGCCCTTATTAATAGGTATTTAATCTTCTTCGTTGGGGTTATTATTCTCCAAGGGTGTGCTTGCAGCCGGCTTTCGGTACAAAGGGAAACTTTTTAAGCCGTCAATGTGTTCGTATAAAGAGTTTTCAATATGGGGTGCATACATCGCATCCAAAACAAAATCGATCCCTTCCCTTCTCGCCAATTTTGCAGCGGGAACGAAATCGGAATCACCCGCCACGAGAACTATTTTATCGACAAACCGTTTTAAGGCCATTGATGCGATATCCACCCCTATTTTCATGTCAATGCCCTTTTGTCTGACCTCGTAGATTACATCCTGTTCCGTTAAATCCTCAAATTTCTTTTCTTTTTTGAAAAGCATCTTGACCGCATCCGGTTTAATCTGCCAATCACTAGTTTTGAGGGTTCCTAATCTTAATGCTACTTTACGCTTCTTCTTTAATTCTGCGATTAATGATTTTTTAAATACCGATAACGGAGATGTTGCAAAATTGATACAAACATGGGATAATGGATGGTGTACCCTTTTATCCAGAGGCAGACAATCGTAATAAAATATTCTGTATAAGTAATTCTCATTACCAACGTGAGAATGGGCTAACCTATAAATATCGTTAGCAACCGTTTCCGGGGTATTGCTCCGCCCTTTATTATAAAGTGCGTTATAGCGTTTTAGAAAATACCCACCGTCAACAAGAACCGCAACTTTAATTGGTGTGGTAATACATGGGATATCTGCTCGCCTAGGTTGACGATTTCGTTTAACAGGAAGCATAGGTGTAGCAATAAGGTAAAATAAAAATGCTCTTGGGTCAAGCATGCCCATTATAAAGAAAGAGCAAGCGGAAGCCAAGAGCTTAATGATGTTAGTGCAAATATAGCACTGTAAAAAAGGAAATGCAAATACTTTGCCTTAAAATTTTAAGTGTGTTTGCTTTCCCTTATGTATTATACAAACGCTTTTTGTAAGGGAATTGTTACGCTTATCAAAAAATATTTTCATTTTTTTTTCATTTTTGTTTGCACTAACGTCTCGCTCATTCTCTTTGTAAGAAAAGAGCGAACGTATGCACTCACTCGGAGAGATCAAGATCACCAATAAAGCCGCCGAAGTCATTATCGACATCGAGGGAATCATCGGCATTCCCGAATGGTGGCAGTTCGACAACCCAGACGAGCGGGTTGCCACCTACGACAAGTTCAAAAAGTCGGTAGGAGAACTCAAAGACATCAAATCCCCGGCCATCACGGTTAACATCCGCTCTCTGGGCGGCAGCGTTAACGACGCTTTGCTGATCCACGACACCCTGTCGGGGCTCAAAGCCACCGTTACGACCAACTGCTACGGCTATGTGGCCTCTGCCGCTACCATCATCGCACAGGCCGCCTCGTCCGGACGGCGCAATATCTCGGAAAACTCCCTGTACCTGATCCACCGGGCCAGTGCCTACGCAGAGGGAAACTCCACCGAGTTGGAGGAGGCCATCCGTATGCTGAATAAGACGGACGAAATTATTGCGGGTATCTATGCGAATCGTTCCGGCAGGTCTGCCGATGACTTCGCCGCACTGATGGATGCGGGAGAATGGTTGACCCCGCAGGAGGCTAAAGACGCGGGATTGGTGGATAATATCACCAAGTCATCCGGAATCACGAACCTCGACACTACTTCGATCCATAACCTGAAATTGCCGGATATTCCGGCGGACAAACAAATTAAAAACGATGATAGCATGAAAATCAAACTGAAAGAGAGTTGGAAAGGGATTCTCAACTTCTTCGGACTGGAAAAGGACGCGGAGATGGAGATTACCGATGCGGAACTGGAGCGCATCAACAACGAAATGGAGGCGCGGGACAAGAAGATTGCCGACCTGACGGATAATGCCGTCGGGAAAGACGCGGAGATCGCAAACCTCAAACAGTCGGTCACCGACAAGGATACCGAGATTGCGAACCTCAAACAGCAGGTAACAGACAAGCAGTCCGAGATCGACAAACTCAAAGCCGCGCCGACGAAAACCAAAGACCGCGAAGACCCCGATCCTGCGGGTGAATCGCTCAAAGGTAACGCCGCCGCTTACGAAAACGACGTAAAAAACTTCAAATAATTCTGAATCATGGGAAAAGTAATCAAAAATCCTAAAACTTACGAAGGACGTGAGTTGGAGCAAATTTTCTTCCGTCCGATGCTCACCGGCCCGGATGCGGCCGACCTCGGCGTGAAGGTCATGTACAACATGCCGGTTCCCACTACGCTCAATTTCTGGAAACGGGCCGTAGACGTACTGAAAGCGTACAAGAAAGGCTGGGACGGCGGGGCAATCGCCGACAAATTCCAGAAAACGATCAATTTGTCGAAGGTAAAAAGCGAGATGGGTTACTCTGCCTCGGATTACTTCTCGATGATCTACGAGCTGATTACGAACCGTTCGGACGTGAATCTCGACGACCTGTCCGGTACCGAATTGGAAGCCGCCGAAACCGCGCTGTTCAAAGAGGCCATCGCCGAAGCAATCCGCGTGACGATGTGGTGCGGCGACACCTCGCGCGAATCGGGCTTCAACTCCTTCGACGGCTTCCTCAAGCGGATCAAAGCCGACATCGGCACCGGCGAGGACGACGTGAAATCTATCGCGTGTCCGTCGATGGCGACCCCGGACGCTGCCGAAGCGGTGCTGAAAAACCTGTTGGACAATGCGCCCCTCGTGCTCAAACAGTTCAAAGACCAGGGTAACCTCGTTTATCTGGTCACTTCGGACGTTTACCAGAACTACGAGGAATCACTCGACGCCGTGGTGCTGGAATCGGCCTATGCCGCCAAGCAAAACGGACGCCCCGGCCTGAAATACAAAGGCATTCCGTTGGTGGACGTGAAACTGGCCGGGTATCTGCCCACTATGGCCGACATGCCGCAGTCGTTCGCCATCCTGACGGATCGCCGCAACCTGGCAATGGCCGTCAACACGTCCGATTTCCCCGGCACCGAGGTGCGGATGTGGTACAACCCCGACGAGATGGAGAACCGCCAGCGTGCGATCTTCATGGCCGGATGCGACTACCTGCTTCCCGAGCTGATTGTCATCGCGCTGCCTGTGGCCGTTACGGGGGTGACGCTGGACAAAAACACGCTGTCGGTCGCTAAAGACGCTACCGCTACGCTGATCGCTACCGTTTCTCCCGATGATGCAGGCAACAAAACCGTGATCTGGAGCTCTTCGGACGACACCAAAGCGACCGTCGATGCAACGGGTAAGGTCACCGGTGTGGCGGCAGGATCGGCTACCATTACGGTGAAAACGGTGGACGGAGCAAAAACCGCGACCTGTGCCGTAACTATTACTGAATAAACCAACCTCAAACAAAAATTATGTCAATTCTTACAGGTTACACGAAAGTGTGCAAAAAGACTTCGGGCGGTGTGCTGACCATCGGCCTGATCGAAAAGGAAAATTTCAAGGGTGCGACCCTCGATGCCGACAGTGACGCCTATTCGGCGATCACGCTCGCCGCTCAGTCAGCATTCAGCAAGTACGAGTTCCTCGAAGATGAGGCGGAGTTCAAGGAGGACACCAAGCGCGAGAACGGCTCGGTGGTCATCACCAAGTCACTCGTATTCAAGCTGCCGACGATGAACGCCGCCTCGCGCAAAGCCGTGCAGGAGATCATCGACGCTTCGTACTGCGGTCTGGTGGCCGTAGTGATTACCCCCAACGGCGATGCGTTCGTGGTGGGCTATGGCGAGGACGTGAAACTGGAACGTCCGCTGCGTATCTCACAGTCTACCGGCACCACGGGTAAAAAGTTCTCGGATGCCAATGGCGACGAAGTGACGCTGACCTGCGACCACACCGAGAAATCGCGCATTTACTCGGGTGACACGGACGCGCTGTTCACCGCAGCGCCGGGAGCGTAAATCTTCCCATCCATCATGTTGCATGAAAGGGAAGTCCCTGCGGCTTCCCTTTCTTTAAAAACCGAAACTATGGCAAAGAAATACAGCATCAAACCCGGCTATGAAAACGCCGAAATCGTGGCGTCAAAGCCTCCGCACCCCAGGACGGACGGGGCGCGTTTCATCCTGTCCCGCTGCACGCAGAAGGATTTGAAATACTTGCACGATGTAGTGTTATTCGAGGGCGTAACCGTTTCGAGCGATGAGAAAGCAAAAACAGACGAACAAGACCGTTAAAGCCTTCGTGACCGAAAACCGGGTCGATCCGTTCGTTTCGATAGGTTCGACGATGGCCGCCACGGGTAACTGCTGGAGGTGGGGAACCGACAATATGTTTCCCTATGCCCTTGCCATCCTTGCACGGCGTTCGACGGCGCATCGGCGGATCATCAACGACAAAGCGGATTATATCTCCGGCAAAGGGTTTTCCTTCGATGAAAACCGACCGGAGTTGGAAATGATCGTGGAGGCGGCCAACGGGACAGGCGAAACGCTGCGGCAGGTGCTCAACAAGCTGGCATTCGACAAAGCCCTGTTCGGGAATGCTTTTCTTGAAATCGTAACCAACCGCAAATGCTCGTTCGTCTCATTTTACCATCAGGATGCGACCAAATGCCGCCTGTCGAAAGACAAATCACACATTATCCTCTGCCACAACTGGCGGGAATACACACCGACGCAAGCGCCCACCTTGCCGCTTTATCCTCAGTTCGACGAAGCCCCGGACGGTACGCTGCGCTCGATTATACACTACAAGGATTATGAGCCGATGTTCGAGAACTACGGCGTGCCGCCTTATATCGCCGGGTTGAATGTGTCGGCCATCGCCTACAAGACGGACAAATGGAATATCAGCCGTCTGGACAACTCGTTCCAGCTTTCGGGCGTGATGACCCTCGACAGCGATGTGAACAACGAGGAAGAGGCCAAACAGATCGCCGAAGCGGCACAAAATAAGTTTGCGGGGAAACCGGGGCAGGTATTGTTCCTGGTAAAAAACAGCGGAGGCGAGGACGGGTCGAAATTCATTCCGATCACTTCGTCGAACGAGGGAGACTGGCAGGCACTGCACGAGCAGTCTACAACAGATATTGTTGTTGCTCATTCGTGGTTCCGGTCACTGAGCGGATTGGACTGGACGTCGGGATTTAATTCTGACCGTATCCTGCATGAGTATGAAATCGCACTGAATACGGTGATCCTCGGCGAACAGGCCGAACTGATGGAGCCGATCCGGGAAGTATTGGAAAATATGGCCGGAATAGACACCTCATCGCTGCAAATCATCAACCGGCCCCCCATAACCCTGAAACCCTCGTACATGATGGTGTGGGAGGCACGCAAGGCCGACGGGCTGGATTACGACGAGAACGACCCGAAACAGCAGGTTTTCCTGGCAAACCTAAAACAGTCGAAAAATGGTACTGATAACGAGTAACGAGGTTATCGACCTGGCATTCTCCAGTGTGGAGCAGATCACGCCGGGGATTATCAAGGAGACGAAAATCGAGGCGGCGCAGGAGCGCTACATCCGTCCCGCGTTCGGCGAAATGTATAACGCGATGACCGAAGGGAGATATCCGGAGTTCGTAAACACTTACCTCAAACCGGCCCTCGCGTATTTTGTCCGGCACGACGTGATCCCGGAGGTATCGACACCGGTAGGCAACACCGGCGCGATGCTTCCTTATGCGAACCATGCGAATGCCGCAACGGACAAACAGCGGGAATTGGCGATGGATAGTGCGCTGAACAGTGCCAATGCTCTTTTGGGCAAAGCAATCCGGCATATCGAGGCGCACCGGGAGGATTTCCCGGAGTACAAACCATTGGTAAAATGCCCCTCGATCCGGGGCGGGATGATTCTTTAAGACATGGCAACGGGTAATAATTTCTATCAGGGGGAGACTATAACAGTTGGTTTCGCCGCATACGAGGACGATGCAGACGTACCGGTGGACATCACCGGGTACGACATTACAGCGATCCTGTACAACGCTTCGCGCGGACGTATTCTCACGATGAGCACGAACGAGGGCGGGTATCTGATCGTGAACCGCGTGGGAACCTCGGAACTGACCGTAACCGTTCCCGCTGCTTTTACCAGTAAAATATACCCCGGACTGCTCAAAATCGAAGTGAAACTAACAGAGCGGGAAACCGGGAAGGTAGCAATAGCAATGACCGATGTAATCTATTTGATGGGCTGTAAAATCGGAGGCATCAACCTATGAGGCTTGTGACGACATTCATACAAAATACGGAATCTACCGATCCCGATCTTTCGTACCTGAACCGCGCACGGTTCGTTTTGTCCGTGGCCGACGGACATGGTTCCGACGGTGTGGGTATTCTGGACGCGGTGATTCGTAACCGGCACCTATTCCTGTCGATGACTTCCGGCGCGGAGATCGACGCGGGGAGCGTATTTACGGAGGACGATTTACCGGTAGCTTCGGATTCCCGTCTCGGTATCGCCGCGTTCGACCCGGCCTATTTTTCCATATTGGCCGGGAAAGTGTCGCTACGTGGTGATTTGGATTTCGGATTGAATGAAACACAGCTTGCCGAATACCTGACCGCCAACAAATACGCGACGCAGGCATGGGTTGCCGCACAAGGATTCATCGGCAGCGACGGGTTGGCCCTGTACGCTACGAAGGAATGGGTGCTCGGACAGAATTTCGCCAAAGCATCGAGCCTGGGCAATTATCTGCTGAAATCCGTCTGGGACGAGGTATTCGAGGTGACTACGGTTAACGGCGTGCGGGTATTGAACGTGAAGTTGGATATTGCGGGCCTCAAAGGCATCAGCGCTTACGGTCTGGGTCCCACCTCCGGCGGCGGTGCATCCGGTTCCCTCGGAGAGTTGGTCAACGTCGGGCAGTGGGCCGACGCTGTGCCTACCGCCGACCGGGTAATGGTACAACTGGCCGGGGCTACACATTGGTCTGCAAAGCCGCTCGCCGATCTGGTCGGTCTCGATACTGCGGCCCTTGCACAATACCTGACCGCAAACAGCTACCTCAAGGCAAGCGATATTTCAAGTTATCTGACCTGGGCCAACCTTTCCGGCAAGCCTACGGTTTACCCGACGAGTTGGGAATTAGTGACGGGCCGGCCAACGAAACTCTCCGATCTAACCGATGACGTTGTAGCGGGCAACTATCTGCCTAAGCCAACATGGGATGCCGTATTCGAAGTGGTCACGGTGGACGGCACACCGGCGCTGAAAGTCAAGTACGATATTCTCGGGCTCAAAGGCATCACAGCCTATGCGGACGGCTCCCTCTCCGGCGGCTTCTCCGGTGCGTTGGTCGATCTGGTGGACGTGGCAGTGACTAATCTTGCCTCCGGGGACATTCTCAAGTACAACGGGACGCATTTTGTAAACGTGCCGGTCTCGTCCATCGCCGGGGCTTCGTCGTGGGATCAGATCACCGGAAAACCGGAGTATTACCCGACCCGGTGGGCGGACGTGTCCGGTGCACCTACATCTCTTCCGGCCTCTGACGTATACCCGTGGGCTAAAGCGGCCTCGAAGCCGACCTATACTGCCGCCGAGGTCGGGGCGCTGGCTTTGAGCGGAGGCACCCTAACCGGTAATGTAATCACTATCGGCTCGTTCATCCTGGCGAATAGCGGTGCATACCCTCAGTTAACTTTTCGCGCAACAGCGGATAATTCAGAGAGGCTGCTTTTTCGGCATGGCAACGATCTGAAATGGAGGTACAATGGCACCAACGACGGAATAATATACCATTCCGGCAACTTCAATCCCTCGTCCAAGCTGGATAAGTCCGTTTGGGATGAAGCCTTCGAGCTAAAAACGGTAAACGGTGTGCGGGTGATCTCGGCAAAGCTGGACTTTCTCAGCGTTGCAGGCATCAGCGCTTATGCTACCGGCCCATCTTCGGGCGGCGGTGGCGGCGGATTGGATTACGACCTGCTCAAACAGGCCCTGACCGGCGCAATCACCCCGGACGGTTATCCGTTCACGATCTCCGCTTCGTTTCTGGGAGCCATCGACAAAACCTATTTGACGGGTAAACTGGCGAATACTTATGCGGACAAGGTGCACACCCACCTGTGGGCCGATATTACCGACCGGCCTACGTCCCTTCCGGCCAACGGAGGCAATGCCGACACGGTGGATAATTTGCATGCCTCGTCTTTCGCCCAAATCAAAAGTTACAACTTTCCCAGCGGCGGAATAAACAACATTACGGACTTAGATTTCACCGGGAATATACAGGCGCATTTCCCGGGGCATGAATACTCCTGCATTTGGCAGGGAAAGGATTTCCGGGGTGTGATTTTTCAACTCAAGCTGAAAGACTATTACACCCAATCCATGATGTATCGTGGCGGAGAAACGAAAACATGGAGGACGGTTTGGGATTCGGGTAACTTCAATCCGGACAATTACCTGCCTCTGTCGGGAGGGGCGGATCATAAAACGACCGGCGATATTTATCTCGGCATCAACCCAAATTCTACGACCAATCAAACATACAGTATCTGTGCCCATGACGGAAACGGGTTAGTCATGTATGATCAGTCGGGTGGAATACTCGGACCTTCGCTGGGTACCACCCGATTTCGCTCAGGACCTGCCAATCTTATCCACCAGAAAGGGGGGAGCGACTTTGTCATTTGGGATGCCTCGAATTTCAATCCGGACAATTACCTGCCGTTGTCTGGAGGAAATGTCTCCGGCGGTCTCGGTGTCTCCGGCTATCTGACAGCGGGAGTTTTACGGGTCCGGGCAACTTCGTATCCGCAGATATCTTTCGTGAACACGACGACAAACAGGGATTCGCTATTGTTTGTCAATGGCAGCGAGCTGTATTGGCGTCCAACTGCCGGTACCGCGACAGATTATAAAATTTACCATTCCGGTAATTTCAATCCTGACAGCAAACTGGGGGTTTCGTCCGTGGCCGTCGAAGCTAAAAAGATGTCGTACCAGGGTCTTATGACGGCGATCTCCGGCACGACAACCTTCCCCGCCGGACTATACCTTTACGGCGTGTACAACAATGGCTATCCTGTAACTTACGGTAATCTGCTGCGGGTTGGAGGAAGCGGATTGGGCGAAATGTTATTTGGCTGGGCAGGGGATGCCTCGGTCGGCGGGTTGTATTACCGTTCGAAACGGGATGTTGCGGCAACGGCATGGAGCAACTGGTGTAAGTTATGGACTTCGGCAAATTCCAACCTCTCGACCGTTGACTGGTCGGCCAATAATCTTAATGCCGCAGCCAACTTGGATGTCGCAGGGCAGGCATATGTGAGCGGATGGCTCCGGTCGAGGGGTAATGTCGGCTGGTATAGCCAAGATTACGGCGGAGGCATCCACATGACGGACAGTACATGGGTGCGCGTATACGGCAGCAAGGGGCTGATGATTGACGCCGGCCACATTTCTATGGGGCAAATTCAGATCACAAACTCCTCCGAAGCCTCCATCGGATTCCGCTCTCCGAGTTCATCGTCAGGTGATTGGTGTCTGGGTAAAGGTGTCAGCACGGTCGGTTCCGGGTTCGGTCTCTACAACGCTGTAACCAACCGGGTGGCGTTCCAAATCGCCAGTGCCACGGATAACGCCTCTTTTGTCGGCAGTATCACCGCGCCGACCTTCGTGGGCAATCTTTCCGGATCGGCCAGTTTGGTTAACGGCTACGATATAAATTCATTCACCGGCTACTATAAATACACGATAGATGCTTCCTCCCTCGACCAAAACACCTATTACCCGGTTACGATGTATTTGGGTAACCGTCATACGATCCGTATCTCTGTGATCGTTGCCTTGGACAGCGGAACCAGGCCGGGCTGGAGTACGCACGCAAGCGGTTTTTCAGTCCGCTTTATCGAAGAGGTGAACGGTTCAGGCTGGGGAACATCGGCGGTGTCCCGGAATATTCTTGCGAACGAATACGGATTTGCAAATGCCAATCCTGTGGGACGTGTCGAACAGATGACGAATAGCTCCACGGAGGTGATCTGGGTGCGCGGAGGCGGCAAATACTTTTTCTACTTATCCATACCCTACATCACACCGGCACTTCGTACCTCTACATTCACGACCTCCAGTCAAAGCGTATCGCCACGTACCGATACGATGGATTTACGCACGTCCGTTTCCGGCAGCGGAATAGCCGTAAACAAATTGTATGCACACAACAGTATCGTAATCGGCGGCATCACCATCGACGTATACAACGGCGCGCTGCGCGTGAACGGAAACCTTGTCGCTACGGGCGGCGTAACAGCATACCAATAAAACTATGGCACTACCAAAGAAACCAGACCCCATTATTGACGTACAACGCGCGCTCGGCGAATCCTCGTCGAACATAAAAGTGCTATGTTGTTCGGATAAGGTCAATATGTTTTCCTATTATAAACCTGTCGATTCAGGTTCCTATCACGATCCGGATACCGACTGGCCGGCCAATGTAAAACAGAATTTCGGGATCAATATCCCGGCACTGACCCTACCCGTGGATACATCCTTGAACTGGACGCGGGACAAACCCACCGGCGGGCGGCTCAGTCCGTATAACCTTCACGACTTCGGCGGTTACGAGCACACCGCGCGGCCCTGCCTCAGTTCGGGTTGCATGGGAACCGTCAGCGTCAATATGTCCGATACGGGTTACACCACCCGTACGTTCACCTTTGAGCAAATCCCTGCGAGCAGCAAGACGAATGTTTCGGCGCTGAACATGAAAGGGATTCAATACTATTACTGGGGCTTCGCGTTGTTGACCTCGCTGACCGCCACCGAGGGTAAACTAATCACTTGCGACAAGACCATCGGCGAGGGCGGCAACAGTCTTACCGTGGACTTCTTCGAAATCGGAGCGGGAACGCACCACAAATACATGCTCTTTGTGCTGAGCAAGAAAAAATCCACCTGGACGAATCAGGACGAATGGAACATCAGCGATCTGGAAGTCGATCCGCTGGTGGTGTATCACAACAGTACGTTCATCAATCCGGTTCCGCTCAATATCTTCAACTCGATCCTGATTTCGGCCAAGATGACCGGGATAAATACCGACGGTGCAAAATACACCTTCTATCCGTTCAGCAACTTTACAGCCTCTCCGTTGATATTCCACGGTACTCAGTATGCGTATGTCAAGGTAACGATCACCAATATCGCAGAACACGAAGTAAGATATACTACGCTGCAGGAAGTAGAGGTGGTATCGTTCTGGGGGACGGTCGAAAAAGGGACGCCGCTCGTATTGGATGCCACCACGGGAAACAGGGTTTCGATGATCGTTCTGGCCAAAGGGGAAAGCCGGGACTATGTGCTGGAGATCGAGCAATTCGCATGGCATAACGGGGAATTTCAGTTGGACAATTATCCGACCGGCGTAGTGAACTCATACATCAAACTCGGATTCGGCGAACTGCTCGACCAGACCGGCATCTTCCAGATACAGGCAAGGAACATCTAATTTGTTATCAACCAATAAAATCTTTCAATTATGTCAACAGTAAATGCAATTATCAACGAGAACAAGATCACCGCACAAACGATTCAGCGGCTTATCAAGGCAAGCGTAGGTTCGGCCGAAGTTTCGGCGGAGGTAACGATGACCAATGCCGTGGTCGCTTCCTACACGGGCGGCCAGATCACCGAGAACGGAGAAGTCAAAGCGTCGTTCAACCAGTACGCTGGCGGCCAGATGCAGATCAGCGCGGATGTGGAGTACTTCTCGCAGGCGCAGGCGATCCTCACTCCGTTCATGCAGAAGATGGACGCCATCGCGCTGACGATGACCGAACAGCCTGAATCAGTAATCGAAGCGTAACCCTAAAAACTCAAAAAGATGAAAAAGATTATCAATTACTTCCGACAGAAAAGAGACGCACGGTTTCTCAAACGCGTACAGCGTGCATTGGCAACAGGGGCCAACTTGCGAATCAATGGCGAGTTGAGTGTCACGGGGAACGTTAAGGCGTTTGACAACGTCAAAACTACCAAATTGGATTACACGGCCTATTCCGCCGGCAACTTCAATCCTGCAACCAACAATTAATCAGCAATGAAAAAGATCGAACTTGTAGCACTGACCCAGCTTTTGGGCAAAATCAGTTCCGGCAGCATTTCTCACGATGAGCGCAAAGGGTTGCTCGACACAATGAAGGTTGCCAAATACAACCTCGAAATGCGCGACGAGAAGATGCGCACGGCGATGAAGAAGTACGGAATCGAGATCGACCCGAACACCGGAAGGATTGCCGAAGGTAACGACAAAGCCGCTGTCGCTTCATTCCTCGACGATATGAACAAGGTGGACACGTCGGATGTCGAACTCAAGCCGTTTCTTTCTGAGGCCGGGGCCGATGCGCTCTGGGAGGAAAACAAACTCACCACTTCGGAGCGCATGATGCTCGATGAGCTGGTGAAGCAGCCCGAGCCGGAAGCTCCGGAGAAACCGGAGGCCAAAACGAAAAAGTAACAGGGCGGCAGAACCCGGCGGAATTTCCGCCGGGCTTTCCCGGCCAGTAAAACGACAAGTATGGAACATTTGAATTTACAAGCCCTCGCCGATAACCTGAGCCTTTTCGCGTTCATCTACCTGTGTGTGTTCGGTGCAATCGTAATGGATTTGTGGAGCGGGGTGCGCAAAGCCCGCCGCCGGCATGAACTGCGCATGAGTAACGGCTACAAACGCACGGTAGACAAGATCGCCCGCTACTACAACATGCTGCTGGTGGTCTCGATTATGGACGCGCTGCTGATCGTCTCCCAGGCGCACAGCTTTTGCTCTCTGCCGTGCCTGCCTTACCTGACGATCATCGGGGCGCTGTTCCTCTGCTTCATCGAGCTGAAAAGCATCTTCGAGAAGGCGGAGGACAAGACCAAGTTCGCGGAATCGGCGCTGCTGGCCGGGAAGATCATCGCCAACAAGGACGATCTGAAAAAGCTGGTGGAGGAACTGACGAATAAAAAACAGACGGAGGAACCATGAAATACTTTACCATTCCCGAACTGACCGCCTCAGCCAAGGCCCGGGCGCTCGGGATCGACAATACCCCGCCGCCGGGTGTGAAGATCAAACTTTCGACACTCGTAAACAACCTGCTCGACCCGATCCGCGAAAAGTGGGGTGGCCCGATCACGGTCAACAGCGGTTATCGGTGCCCGACATTAAACAAGGCGGTCGGCGGCGTACCCACCAGCCAGCATGTCCGGGGAGAAGCCGCCGATATTACCGTCGGCAGCCAGGCAAAAAACAAAAAGTTATTCGACCTGATCGCAGGCGGAGGCTTCGATTTCGACCAGCTGATCGATGAGACGGGATATAGCTGGATTCACATTTCATACTCGCCGGGCAGGAACCGACGACAGGTGTTGCATAGGAAATAGGATTATTTGCAAACACAGAATAGCGCATTTGCAAATACAGCTCATCACATATTGACAATTAGTGAAATACGGAAATGTGACTGACGATATAATTTGCAAAATGCCGAACCGGGAATTCCCGGTTCGACACTAATTCAACAAGTTAATTATGAAAAACGCGCTGATCGTACTTGTTTCATTGGTTGTTGTGTTCTTGCTGGGGCGCTGGACAAAGAATTTCGACCCGGTTAAGATCGTACAGTACGATACTTTGCCGCCAGTCGTACATCTCGACACGATCAGAGATACGGTGCCGGTACCGAAATACGTGCATATCGTTCGGTATGACACCATCCACGATACAGCAGACGGGAAACCTATTCACCTTCCTATTCCGATCGGTCGTTACCTGTTTACCGACGATTCGACCTATCGTATGGAGGTAGAGGGCTACAATGTGCAGGCAAACAGTATCGAGGTCTATCCCCGGACGGTTACACAAACCGTTATCCAGCGGGTCGGGGTTCCCGGCCGGCCGAAACGCTGGGGGATCGGCGTGAGCGCCGGGGCAGCTTTAACGCCAGAGGGGGTAAAGCCGTATGTGGGGGTGGGGGTGCAGTATCAGTTAATTGCACTCTAATTTCTAAGATCATATAATATGGCGTGGTTATTGACGTTGTATATTTGCATAGTGGAAGTTAAATTTTCTTTTATGAAATAGGTTTATTATTTTATTTATTTATATATTTGCACAGCTCATCTACAAATAGAAGGAGTTTCGAGGCTCGGTTTATCTTGGTATAAATTCGAGCCTTGCGTTTTATATAATTTCATCTAACTTGTTATCCATCTTCCTTGAGTTCAACTTATAAATGCAACTTTTTGGGTGCGGATAATAAGCAATAA